GCTTGAGTCCATGTTAGTTTCCAGAACCAAAGAAGTTGATGATGGTATAAAACGTTACAACAAATCAGTAAGTAAGCAGCAAAAGATTATTGCAGAGCTTGAGAATCAATGGATAAGTGTTGAGGATAGGTTGCCTGCTTACGGGGATTCTGTTTTATTGGTAGGTAATGGAGTTGTTCAAAAGGTAACTTACTCGCTAGATGGGGCAGACGATGTACCAGACTGGTTTGAGCCTTATTATTTTGATAGTGATGTTGGTTGCAGTATACCTTGGAATAAGCCAACCCACTGGATGCCACTACCCAAGCCACCAAAGGAGCAAGGCGAATGAGTAAACTAAACAGGGAATTAATCGACCACAATAGCGAAATGCTTAGGCGATTAATGATTGTTGTAGCCAACCACTTGCCATCTGCCTCAGACAGTGTTCATGGCCTGTTTCAAGAGTGGGTAAGGGTTAGGGATGAGATTATTAACGAGTATGACGATGGTAAAGCACTAAAGGAGCAAGACGAATGAACAAACACATTGAATTAGTAAAGAAATGGTTGGCTGACCCTACGTCAGTTACGCAACAAGAGTTAGAAGATAATCGTGATGCTGCTTATGCTACTGCTGAGGCTTATTATGCTACTGCATTTAAAGCTGCTGCTGATTATGCTGTTTATGGTGCTGATGATGCTGCTAAACACTGGGTTAAACGTTACGATAAAATAATGAAGGAGCAAGGCGAATGAAACAACAGCCATTTACAATTAATTCTAAAGCTACGCTACAAGCGGCTAAGGATTTTTTAATTAAAGAGTTTAATGATCGTAAGTGGCTACAGATAACACCTAACTACGATAAGCAAAGAACAGGATTGCAAAATAAAGCATTGCATGTCTATTGTGGCCTACTAGCTGAGGCTATGAATGACGCTGGATTTGGATTTGTGATCATAGTTAACAGGAAAGAAACTGAATGCAATTGGACAATGGAAAGAGTTAAGGATTTCATGTGGAGGCCAATCCAGGAGGCTTTAAAAAAAGAAACGTCAACGGCAAGGGTTAGCACTAAAGATTATCCAGAAATATACGAGACGTTAAACCGTCACACAGCAACCAAGTTAGGAATATCTTTGGAATGGCCTAGCAAAGAACAATAAGGGGTATAGATATGATTAGCAAAGGAAAGAACCCAACAGCATTAGAATTAAAATGGCGCGGGATAGTGGCAGATTTTGCGAGAGAAACAAGCTGGACGTATCACTTGTTTGGCAATTGTCTCGATAGCGTATCAAAATTCGAACTTGATCATTTCTTAGGTGCAAGAGCAAAACGCAAAGTAGGACTTATATCAAAGCCAGTAGGCGAGCTGGCTATCCTGCCAATCCCCTACGAGCTTCATAATGTTATGTCTGATCATGAATTTAATAAAACTCTAAGGCCGGCAGCATTTAGAGATAGGTTTAACCGTGACGAAATTTTGTTTCAAAACATGATAGATAACATGAAGTCGAACGGCTATGAAATACCATTCAGCCAAGACATAATCGACGCAATAGTTAGGGGGTAATATGGATAAAGTAAATATTAAGCCGCTATCTGTAAATGATGCCTGGCAGGGCAAGAGATTTAAAACGCCATTGTACAAAAGATTTGAGCGTGATGTGTTGCGTATATTACCTAAGATTACAATCCCAGAAGGCTTACTGTGCTTGCGTCTTGAGTTCGGGCATAGCAGCAAGTTAAGCGATATTGATAATGGTATAAAGCCTTTCTTAGATTGCCTGCAAAAGAAATACGACTTTAACGACAACAAAGTGAAGCTGATGATGGTAGCGGTTAATAACGATGTCAAAAAAGGCGATGAGTATATTAAATTCGCAATTGATTCAATTGAGGTCTAAATGAAATACCCACAAACTAAAGACTGGCCCAATGAATCAAGAATTGACGACATAGGCTTAAAGGGCGCAACAGGTGACCATTACTACCTAGGAAGCTTAACAAAAGGCGAGAGGTTCAAGTTATGCAGAACAGGCGAAACATACAAATTTATCAGCAAAGGAACAGCAAGAAGTAAAGCCCAAAACACTAAAATGAAAACAGTTGAATTGAGCAATCAATGCGTTATAGATAGATTGTAACCAATGCGTTATAATTGAGCGATACAAGCAAAGGGCTAAATAAATGAACTTATCAGATTTTAATACACTAGCAGAAGCGCAAGCATATAAGTTAATCACAGACAAAAAACAGGTTGGCTCAGGTCAAGCAAGAGGCTTTTTTGTTAGTGAAGGCATATGGACAACGCTAAGACAGATTCAAGCTGATATTGCTAACCCATTATTCGCTTTAGCTGATGCAGTAATAGTCACAGCCAGTGATGCGTCTAGTTTCTTTGGTTTGGATACGGCAACAGCAGAAGGTCAAGGCAATCTGGCAGCCGCAGATACAATGGTTGCAGCAGGGATAATGACAGAGGCACAGAAAGTGGATTTGTTATCATTAGCGCTTACATCAAGTTATCCACACGCAGATGCTACACAGCTAGACTTCGATGAAGCCAAAGACGTAGGTGAGCCAATTACTCTACCAGCTAATACTGGACAGCATAAGGTAGAGGGCATAACAATAGATAAACAGCCTCGCAAGTTAACTAAGCTAACCATTCAACAACGCTTTGGTGATACAGCCGAAGATTTAACTGAATGGCATGACGTAGCAAGTGTATCTGTGTTGTATAAGCAAAGCACATACTCAAGCGGGATGATACCAGCTAGTAACTCGTTGATTCGTGAGTTGCGGTTGATTAGTCCTTTGACGCTTGGTGTGAGTAAGGTCTAATGTCATTAGTAGGCTTCACACTACTAGGTAGCATAGAGGCACCTACAATAACAGGTGCAGCAACAGGTGTACCGCTATTAGTTAAGCCTAACACCGAATTTACAGCTGCTATGTTGCTCAAACTCGATGTAGGCGGTGGTGACTTACGTTTTAGCTCTGATGCGGCTGGCCTTAATCAACTACCATGTGAGATAGTTGACGGTTTAGATATTGTGTGGGTTAAGCCTACGGACGTATCAATATCGACAGGTGCAACGCTGTATGTGTGGGGAGATAATACAGGGGCAGTACAGCCAACTTTTACTGACCCGTTTGGTCGGGATGCTGTTTGGGTTGGTTTGAATAGAGGGTTTCACGGTGGAGACTTAAAATCCGATATATCAGGAAACATAGCAGCAGGAACATTTAATGGGACTGAGACAGTTGGCTCAGATTCCTATGGAAATTACACTGACCTAAATGGTACATCAAACAGAATAAGTCAAGCAGCTATAGGAACACACACAACCTTAACTCTATCAACAATTGTTAGGGCTGACTCTATAACTGGATTTAGGAATGTTTTTGCCCATGGGGACTATGCGGCAAATGCAAGATTATACTTTGGTATAGATGGCGCGGCTCTACAGACGAGGATCGGCAGCACAGCACTTACCAGCGGATCAATTTCAATTGGGGCCATTGCACATCTTACGGCTGTTATTTCATCGGGGAGCGTAACCCATTATATCAATGGTAGTGCTACAAATAGTGCGTCAGCATATTCAGGTTCGGCTGGATCTTCGTTGGCCAATACCACTGCAATAGGCTCATACCTACAAACAGACGGAGCTGCAAACTCTTATTTTGACGGTAAGGTTTATGGTTTATATATAGACAGTGGGGCTAAATCCCCATCACAAATAGCCATAGAATACGACAACCAAAGTACAACAGGTTCATGGTGGATAGCTAGTGATGTTGCGGGTGGTATATCAATAACCGAATCAGTAGTTAATAGTAACTATGCATCACTAGACCCTGCAATACTCCTAACCGGCTCGATATCTGTAACTGAATCATTGGTTAACGCTAATTACGCAGCAATAAACCCAATAGTTACGCTAACTGGCTCGATATCAATCACTGAATCAATAGTTAACGCGAATTATACCTCGCTTAACCCAGTTATCGACTTAACTGGTATTGTTTCTGTAGCTGAGTCGCTGGTTAATTCCAATTACATCTCTCTTGACCCTGTTATTAATTTAACCTCTGGCGCAATAGAGATAATAGAAAGCACTGCAGGCACCCAATACGCGGTATTCAATCCTTCAATACTACTGACACCAGAACCGCTTGGCATTGTGTCAACGGTATGTTTTAACGGTGAGCTAGTAGACTTAAATTATAGCGGACAATCTGGAATATTAGAGTTCAGCGGACAACTGGAAACGGCTATATTCAACGGCGAATTTAACGCATTAGATTTTAGTGGTACAATACAAACAACATGCGCCGACGGCGACATACAAACAAACTGTTAAGAGGCAAAAGCAATGGCTGCAGGCGATTCAAAACTAGCACAAGAATACCCACTACAAGCGGGTAAAGGTGCGTATAACAATTCAACTGATGCATTTAGAATATTCTTTTGCTCAGATACTTATGCGGCTATTGACGCCACGCAAACACCATTCAATCTGAGTGATGTAACCCAAGTTGGCGGTGGTAACTTCCCAATAGCTGGGATTGTGTTAACTACTGTTACCTGGACGCGCATAGGTGCGGTATCAACGCTTAACTATGACGACCTAACGAAAATCGTTAAGAACGGCTCAAACCCTGCAACTATACGCACAGCGGTTATAGTTAACGATACAAGCACAAGTGATGATATATACAAAGTGATTGACCTAACGGCTGACGGCTCAACAGCTATCGACGTTGTTAATAATGACTTTGACTACGCTGTAAACGCTAGCGGCTCAGTAACAGGTACGGTGATTTAATATGGCTTGCTCGAATAATTTATCAAACAATTCTGGGCAGACATTCAAGACTCACATTACCGAATGCGCTGACCCTACAGTAACCATTGACGCCTCAAACTTTAGCGAGGCGCTTTATCGTATATTTGCTGCAGACCAATCAACGGTGTTAGTAACTGCCAGTCTTACTGGTGGGAACATCGTGGTTGAGGCTGATGTCGATGACACAGGTGCGGCTATCAACGTGTTTAGGACGACACTCACCAAGGCGATGATGGCAGATTCTATTGTTCCACAGGGGCAATATACACACTCGTTTAAGGTAACTAACAGCGCAGGTCTTGAGCTGCCTCCAGTGTTTCAAAATACGGTAGCAGTGGTGCGAGTCAATGACTAAGAACGTCGGAGGTAGGCCCACAGTAATGACTCAAGAGGTAATCGCTAAACTTGAGGATGCGTTTAGTTGGGGGTGCACTGACTTAGAGGCTTGCTGCTTTGCCAATATTAGCAAAGACGCGCTATACGATTACTGCAATAAAAACCCTAAGTTTTCCGAGCGAAAAGAGGTGCTTAAAAATCATCCAGTCATGAAAGCTAGGCGGGTTGTTGTGGCAGCGCTTGAGGATGATGATATAAACACAGCTCATAAAGTTATTGACAGGAAAGAAGGCCAGAAGATAACCCAGACAACTGTAGAGTTAACCCACGAGGAATGGCTGGACTCTCTTGACTGATAAGCGTCAGCGTTTAAAGGATGACTTCGAGTTCTATGCTCGCAATTGCCTA